AAAAGATTGGTGATTATTCCGTAGCTTATAAGACGGATAAAGATTGGCAAGACCTTGAAAGAGCAAAAGGAATACTGGAAAAGTATAAGTTAATTGTAATATGAAAACAAATAAATCTATTACCATTAAAAGATTGACAGCGGAGGTGGCGAACCCGAACATAAAATACTGGAAAGAGGTCGGGACAATCTCAATAATGTTTTTGCCACTTGGTGCAGAGATGAGCCAGATAGCAGCAGGAGAGGGGATAGTAGGGAAGGCATATAATCTTTATGCAACAGTGGGAGCAGATATTCAGGAAACGGACAGAGTAGAGATTGACACTTTAGAATATGATGTTCGTGGAATTAAGAAATACGAAGGCAGTCACAATGTTGACCATTTAGAGATTTTAATTGAGGAAAGGAAACAATAAAATGCCAGAAGCAATCACCGTAAAAATAAAAGGGCTTGAAGAATTGAAAGCAGCGTTTAAGAGATCTCCGGGAATTGTTATGAGTCAGATTCAGAAAGCTATTGCCTTGTCAATCGCTTTAGTAAACCGAAACGTAAAGATAGAAACACCAGTAAAAACAGGTAGGCTAAGGGCTGGGATTAGAAGCAAGATTAGTCCATTTAAAGGATCAGTTGAGTCAACAGTAAATTACGGGATTTTTATACACGAAGGAACTACTGCTCACATTATTAGACCCGTAAGGAAAAGAGCTCTTTACTGGAAGGGAGCAGCTCACCCAGTAAAGTCAGTAAAACATCCTGGAACGAGAGCAAACCCATTTATGAAAAGAGGTGCGGAGAGAGCAGAGGGTCAAGTTCAAGCAATGTTCCAAGTGGCAATTAACAATATAGCAAAGCAATTAGCGATATGACAGGATTTAATATATTAAGACAAGCTATAATAGATGCAATAAATGCAGCGATTACGGGAGCAAGCATTACGAAGATAGGAGCTGCTTACTGGAGTCCTGCTGACATTGAGAAAATGCCGGCTGCGGTCGTGATGCCAGAGTCATTGGAAAGCAGCTACCAGAATACAGCAGGAGGGAGGCACAGAGTATTTGTATTTAGAGTTTATGTTTTAAAAGGGATAGAAGGAGAAACGGAAACCGCAGTGGAGCAACTTTTAAGCGGTGCGTGCGATGAGCTTATAGAATTATTTGATAAAAAAGATGCTCTGACGGTCGCAGGGCTTCTACACGTCCAGCCAACGCCTTCAATCTGGGATTGGGTAGAATACGGAGGGGGCGAGGCACGGATAGCAACATTAACATTAAGCTGCGATGTAATTGAAGAAACAACATAAATATGACAGAACCATTAAGAAAAAAGATGAATGTGGAAGTGGCTCAAACAAATCCACCAGAAAAAGAGCCAGAAAAAGAAGTAAAGACGGAAGTGCCAAAAAAGGAATTGCCTCTTTGGAACTTTCCTCTACAAGGTCGCTCGGTGCGAGCGAGAAATCTCGCAGAAGCAGAAAAAATAATTAACGCTAAGGAATAATATGGCTTACATAAGAGGTGAAGATATAAATATCGGAGTAGGAACGGAAAACCCAGCAGCAAGAGGAACTGTAGTAGCTCCTCAGCTTTGGATTCCGGGTAGGACTCCAACAGGGATAAAACCTGTAATAGAGAAAGTTGAGATAAAAGAGACAAGGGCAAGCGGAATTGACACGCAAGGATCAGAAATAGTTCAGAAAAGAGCAGAAGGAGATTTGGAGTTCAATGTAAGGTGCGGATCATTTGGCTATCTTCTAAAGAGTTGGCTTGGAAAGACAACGCCTTCTGTTGTTGAAGCTGCTGCTGTTTGGTCTCATTTATTTGAAGTCTTACCACAAAACCCAGAACACCCTTCATTGAGTTTGGGGTTATCACAACCGAACTCACAGGATTACCAATACGGGTTAACTCTTGTTAAAAGTTTAGAGATAAGAACCCCTGTTGATGATTTGGTAAATGCGACAGTAGGATTCTTGGCTGCGAAAGAGGAGGCAAAGGCAGGGGCTGCGTATGTTGTTGCGTTCGGTGGAACTGATTATATTTTCAGACACCAAGACGTAGTAGTAAAGTTTGCTGACGCTGGTGCGAACTGGGCTGCGACCAAAGTTAATTTGGGTGCTGCTGCTTGTCTAAGTTTGAAAGAGTTTAGTTTTTCAGGAGATAACAATGCAAGAGTGAACCAGAACATCGGAGAATTAAATCCGGGTAATGTTTTGGCTTTATTGCAGAGTTTGAAAGCTACCTTGAAAGCTGACTTCATTGATAATTTAGATCAGACAGAAGGAGGAACAGGTGCTACTGCCTATGATTTGCTTACCGTTGTAACAGAAACAGCAACTCATTTACAGACCTTTACTCCAACCAAAAAATACCAGACGAAAGTCGTATTCAAGGTTGTAGCAAAAGGAACTGGCGATTGGACTATTGTAGTTCACAACGCTGCTAACGATTTGATAGCTTCAGAAACTATTGCTAATGCAGATATTTTAGTAGGATACAATACTGCTATACTGCCTTATACTTGGACTACTGGAACTTATCACGTCCACATTATTTCAAGTGTAGCAGACGGAACTGTTGATACCGATGCTAATGACGACTTGGAAGGTGCTGTTATGAGCTTTTACTACAAGAGTGAAAGAGAACTTTACACAGGAGGAAACTACAAAGCAATGAGGATAGAAATGGAAAGAACCGACATTATGATTGGAACTGACCCAAGTCAACATCCAAAATTAACGATTGATATGCCTAAGGTTAGCTTTGAAGGTTGGACACCTGATAGACCACTTGAAGATATAGTTACGGAAGGAGTAGAGGTTAAGATACACTACGACTACGACACTGACGCAGCGAGAGCAATAGAGATTACCCTCGTTAACGAAGTGGAGAAATACGATCACGCATAATAAAAATTAACTAAGGATTATGCCACAATTAAAAGATACAAGAAAAACCCTAACGCTTCCAATTAAGTCCATTGAGGGCAGTGAAGTCACGCTAAGAGACGGTCTTTTGGCTGGAGATATGAGCTTTGTTTACGGAGAAGGCACAACGAATGACATTGAAAGAACGCTGAGAGCTTTGAGCTTAATGATAGTTGACTGGAACTTAACAGACGGAAAGGAAGGAAAGTTGCCTATCACTCTGGAAAACATTAAGAAGCTAGACATATTAGATGTGACCGAGCTAATCAATGCGACATCTTTTGGAGAGATAGGTAAAAAAAAAGAACAGATTTTGAAAGACTGAAAGCAATGATTTGTTCTTTTACTGGCTGGACGGAGCAGGAATACAATTCTCAAAGAATTGAGTTCATTTGGGATTTGGTAGAGGAAATTAAAAAAAATAATACTAAAAAATAGTATGGGTTTTGGAGGAACAGCAAATCTACAAATAATAATAACCGCCATTGATAAAGCGTCGGGGACTTTCAACAAGGTTGGAAACAGTCTTGCGGCAACAGGTGCTAAAATGAAAAGCGTCGGCAAAGGAATGACGATGGGTTTGACTTTGCCATTGGTTGGAATAGCAGCTATGGCTATCAAGGTCGGGGCTGACTTTGATAAGTCAATGGCGAAAACAAGGGCTGTGACTGGAGCGACTACAGAGCAATTTGCGAAGCTATCAGATATGGCTAAGGAAATGGGAAGGACTACGATGTTTAGTGCCTCGCAGGTTGCAGACGCTATGAGCTTTATGGGAATGGCAGGTATGGAGACCGACCAGATTATGGATTCTCTTAACGATACCTTGAACTTAGCAGCAGCAGGAGGGCTGGAGATGTCAGAGGCAGCCAACATTGTGACTAATGTAATGGCTGGATTTGGAATAGAGACGAAGGATTTAAGCAAAGCGGTTGATGTAATGTCAAAAGCATTTACTTCCTCCAATGTAGATTTGAGTATGTTAGGAGAGTCAATGAAATACGCAGGTCCCGTAGCTCACGGAGTAGGAATGAGCTTTGAGGAAACCACAGCCATAATAGGATCATTTGGAAACGCAGGAATACAGGCGAGTATGGCAGGAACTACTTTAAGGCAAGCGATTATTCAGCTTAACAAAAAAGCAGAAGGAGTAGGCGTTACTATTTACAATGCTTCGGGCAAGATGCTTCCCTTTGCTGATATAATGGAACAGATAGAAAAGAAGGGTTGGAGTGCAGGAGAGATAATGGAGTTCTTTGGAGCAAGAGCGGGTCCGGGAATGCTTGCTCTATTAGAAACTGGAAGCAAAGGATTAAGAGAGTTTACAACAGAGCTGGAAAACTCTGGAGGCACTGCCGAGCAAATAGCAAAGGTTCAAATGGAGGGATTGCACGGGCAAATGATTAAGTTCAAAAGTGCTGTTGAAGGAATGATGATTTCTATTAAAGAAGCGTTGATGCCAGTTCTTACTCCTTTAATTGGAAAGCTCACTAGCTTAGCCAGAAGGTTCGCCGATTTAAGTCCGACTACTCAAAAAATTATTGTTATGATTGCTTTGTTTGTAGCAGCACTCGGTCCGATGTTATGGATTGGAGGTCTTTTAATAACTAACTTAAAAGGGATTGGTGCCGCTATCAAAGGAGTAGGAATAGCAATGAAGTTTTTATCAGCTCACCCTTTAATTTTAGCAATTATGGCTGTGATAGCAGTTGGATTATATATGTGGAAACATTGGGACGAGATTAAAGAAGGTTTAAAAATTGTATGGGAGGCAATAAGCAACACTGCCAAAGTTGTATTTGAAGGGATTGCCAATTTCTTAAAGTTCTGGGGCGAGGCAGTTAAAACATTATTTACGACAATAGGAAACTTCCTGAAGGGAGTTCTTATTGTTTGGAAAGAAGTTTTGAGACCTATATGGCAGCCAATCGTAGAAGCCAGCGAATCATTATTTAATTTCTTATCAGACTGGATTGAAAAGATTAGCGATTTTGTTTATGAGAAATGGACTGCTGTTGGCAATGTATTAAAAGGAGTTTGGAACGCAATCTCTAATGCTTTTACAGCATTCCTGAACCCGATAAAAGACGCTTGGGGAAAAACTTGGAATTGGGTTGTAGAGAAAGTCCAATGGGTATTAGACAAGATCAAAGCCATAGTTAATAATATAAAAGGGGTGTTGTCTCCTGTGACGGACTTAGCGAAAGGCATAGGGGAGGGAATCAAAGGATTCGGGCAAAACATTTGGGGAGGAATGAAGAGCTTAGTGGGGATTGGAGCTGGCACAGAAGCATTTAAGACCTATCAAAGCGGAGGGGTTGTTCCGGGTATAGGGGCTCAGTTAGCAATGGTTCACGGAGGAGAAACAATTATACCAAGAGGGAAGGGATTAGGAGACGTCAACATTTATATTCAGGGAGGAAATTATTTAGACAGGGACGCTGGAGAAAAGTTTGCTGATATACTAGGAAAAATGTTAAGACGAGAATTAAGATACTAATATGGCTATTGTATTAAAAATTGGAGGAGTAGATAAAAGCGACTTGATTAACTTTGACTCTTTGGAGGTCAGAGATAATTTATATTCCAAAGCAAACGAGTGCTACTTTACTTATGAAAAATACGGAAGCAGAGCTTATGTTCCAGCAGGCGGAGACGAGATAGGAGTTTGGGACGGGGCTACAAAGATTTTCGGAGGAGAGATCACAAATGTAAGAGTAAAGATAGAGGGCAAGGTTCTGGTTTATAATTCCGAGTGCAAGGACTGGGTAGATCAGTTAGACGGGCTTTTAGTATCAGAAACCTACGAGAGCCAAACCGTGAACGCAATAATAACAGACCTTAAAAGTAAATACGCAACGACTTTTGATATTACAAATGTAAGCTGTGCTACGAACATTGAGGCGATCTATTTTGATATGAAACCGATGTCAAAATGCCTTGACGAACTAGCAGAAATAACTGGATACCATTGGTATGTTGACCCCGACAAAAAAATATACTTTTTTTCCGAGGGCAGCATAACATCTCCTTTTGATATTACCGACGACAATGGGCATTGTATTTCGGATTCGTTGGAGGTAGAGGAGGACTATGAACAGATCAAAAACAGGGTTAACATCACGGGAGGAAGCATTGCCAATGTTCAAGTTAGCGATGCAACTTCAATAGCAGCCTACGGGGAACACGAAGTCGTAATCAGAGACGATACCTTAACTTCAACAGCAGAGGCGACTCAGAAAGCCAACGCAATTTTGGCAGCTTACAAAGACCCGATTAAAAAAGGAGGATTCCAAACCTATGACGCAGGACTTATATCAGGGCAAAGAATAAATGTAAACTCTACACTCCGAGGAGTGAATCAAAACTTTATAATAGATTCGGTTGGATTTAAGGCAAGGACTCCGACCGATTTTGTATATGGCATAGAGATTATGACCCAGCAGGATCAAGGGCTAATTGAACTATTTCAGCAAGAGATTATGAAACCGTCTGCGGTGACGAGTTTCGGCAATAAGGATTTTACCTGTGACATAAAGTTCGCAATAGTAAATTATCATAAGATTGAGTGGGATGCAGGCACGATAATAATGAGTAGCGGAGAGACCTATAATATCGCAGCAGGAAATCAAGAGTTTACTAATACGGAGATTTGCTATTTCAATCCAAGCGTATCAACGACTGTGCTTCAATTTTCAACTACCTTCGGAGACGGAGTCGGAGACGACAGAACCGCCTTAGGATATGCCATACCAAATCCGAATGTGGCATTGGGAGCTCAGTTTATTCCAAAGGGATTTATGGGAGGCGTGAGATTCTGGGGAGGAGAAAACATTGTAGCAAGAACCATTATAGCAGACCAAATTGGGTTAGCAGCTTTAACTTCGGATTTAGTGACAGCAGGAGAGTTTATTACTTCATCAGCACAGATTAAAAACGCTATTATTACAGATGCTAAAATCACGGGAACGATTACGGTAGGAAAGACAGACGCCAAATGCACCGACCCGAATGCCGATCAGACATCAGCTAACTCTCAAAATGTTGCTTGGTTAACAGACGCAGGAGATATGGCTTATGAGGATCTAGTAGAGGCATCAAAGCTGGGAACTACCATTATTTCGGGAGGATACATAAAAACTACTTTATTAACAGCAACCAATATAGTAACGGGAACTTTAACAGGAAGGACGGTGCAAACCGCAGCGAGTGGAGCAAGGATAGTCCTTGATTCTACAAACTTCTTCCAATGTTTTGACGCAAGTCATTTGAGAGTAAAATTAGATACTACTTCTCTAAAGTTTTACAATTATGCTGGCAATGTATCAGGATCAATAATCGGGGCAGCTGCTACTAACGATTGGCTTTGGATTTACGCAACAACTGTATTATATATACAAGCTCCAACTGTAATTAACGATACTTTAACTTGTGGAAGTATATCAGCTCAAGCTACAAAACCCAATACAAATAACTCTTATGATTTAGGTTCATCATCTTATAAATGGAAAGATATTTATCTTTCTGGGGACATAATTACTACTACAAATGAAGATAATGTAACTGGAGATTTAATTCCAACTATAAATAATAATTATGAGTTAGGGAACGCTAGCTATAAGTGGTATAAGATAACCGCTCACTATACAACATTTGGAGATATAGCTTTTGCCAACAATTTTAGAATTACTGAAGAGGAAGGAGAAAGGGAGGGATTGGCGATTTATAACCAGCACGACAAAAAGATAATGGTTTTGAACGAGGACGGAGATCTATGGCTAGCAGGAAAATTGAATCAGGAAACGGATATGAAAACCAGATTGCCATTCTATAAAAAAATACTTACAAAACAAGAATTAAAAAAGGTCGTCAAGGAGAAGTAAAAAGATAAAGAAATATGTTTGATAAAAAATTAAAACCAGAGGATTTGGAGGAAATGAGAAAAAGAGAGGAACTAATAAACGCTCAGAAGCTAATAGTATCTGCTTTAGAGATACAGAAAAAGATTTACCTTAATGGGATCTTGCCAAAGTATGGCTGCGATTTGAATAAGAATTATAATATAGATTTTAAGACGGGCAAGATAGCAGATATAAAAGAACAGCCAAAACAATAATAGGACAGTCCCTTTACTACCGAGTTGTCCTTAGCAGCGGAGGATAGTAAGGGGGCTGTCACCAGCTGGAGACGATAGAATACACACATAAGTAATTGAGACCTCTTAAAAACGATTTGAGGGCATAAAGTAAATGCGATAAACATTAAATAAGACAGAATATATGGCATTAAACGATTTAGCACAATTTGGAGTAGCGATATTCGCAGTAGGTTGTTTAGCCTATGTGATTACCTTTGTTGTAAAAAGATTCCTTGATTTTCAGAGAAGGCAGGAGGATAACTTTAATGAGATAATCAAGAATCATATACACACGGACACAGAAGCCAAAAACAAACTGGAGCAATCGCAACTCGGGTTAACAAAGATGATAGAGCAACTAATTAGATTCCTTGAAAGGAATAATAAATAAGAGTTCTTTAAAAATAATAGCTTCTGAATTGTGGGTTGTTGAGGAGGAATCCTTTGTTCGGTCAAGGTAGCTACCCGTGAAAGTATGGAGAGAAGGTTGTCAACCGATTGGATGATTAACACTTTCCCACGAGCAAAACTGAAAAACAACTCACACCTTAGGAGCTATTATAAAGGAGGTTTAAAATTGAGAGTATGGTGGTGCAAAAAACACAGGGTAGAATTAAAAGAAAGGAAGGTTAAATACTACTGCTTCAAAAATAAATGTTGGCATCTAACCACAAGGAGGGTTAAGAAATGAAAAAGGACTGGGTAATTAAATGTTCAAACTGTGGATATGAAACCACGATCGGAGAGATTGACTTTACTAGCGGATGTCCTAAGTGCGGGCAGGGCTTATTCAAGGTAGTAAAAACTCCTGACGGAAAAGACATCAAATCAAAATAACCTTCAACTTAATTATAAGGGGCATCATTCGGTGAGATAGTTTCAAACCTTATGCTCTACCCCTTTACTTCTAAATATGACTATAAAAAGAATAATTGAATTATTAAAAAAATTAGGAAAGTTTCTTAGACTTTTATACAAGCCGAGAAGTGAGAAAAATAATGTATGGAAAAAGATTGAAAAGGAAATGAACAAAGAAAAAAGCAATGACTTTGAGGAGTTTGCTTTTGCGATAAGGAAAAGAGAGAGCAGCGACAATTACCAGATAGTAAATGCTTACGGATATATGGGAGCTTACCAGTTCGGAATGGCAAGGCTGTGCGATCTTGGCTATACTGAAAGAAAGGCAGGGACTACGGGCTATGTTAATTCAGCATTCCAATGGAAGGCAGGACATTCAAGAGAATACTTTTTAAGCAACTCGGAACTTCAAGACAGAGTTTTCAAGGAACATACGATTGACTTAATAAAACAAATAGATTCCCGATTCACAGAATACATAGGCAAGGCATTCAACGGAGTAGAGATAACTCTCTCCGGGCTTATAGCAGGGGCTCACCTTGGAGGGATCGGAGGAGTAAGCAATTATCTGAAAGGGCTTACCGATGCTCAGGATCAACTAGGAACGAGTATATCAAACTATATTAAGTTATTTGCAGGATACAATTTAGAAAACCTATAAAACAAAGGTCGCATTTTATATCAAAATAAACTAATAAAATTATGACATCAGAAACTACCAAAACATCATTGTTAGTTATCGCCACAGTATTTACAGGAGTTGGAGCAGGAATGCTATCAGCAGATGTTGTGACGGGAAGTGTTTTACTTTTAATAGCGGTTGGAGTTTTAGTATTAAGAGGTTGGCTGAAACAGAAAGGGATAGACGCAAGTAAATAAGATTATACTCACCCACTCTGCTGACGAGCAAGGTGGGTTTTTGTTTGGAAGCCGAAAAGGACTTGACAACACTTTACGAAAAGAGGATAATCAAAGAATGAGAATGTCAATCTATCAAACAACTAAAAAGCTGAACGATTACAAGAGAACCAGAACTCTATATCAGCAAGGATTAACTACCAGAGACATTGCCGAATTGTTAGGGAAAAGTAGGCAATGGGTTTGGTTTGTTATTAAGGGCAAAGGGATTAAAGAAGTAGAAAAATTAAAGCTACCCGATTTAACTTTAAAAGCAAGGGTTTAAGAAAAAACACGCCTTACCCTTGTTTTATTTTTGCTTTGAGGACTTGACAAGATTTTACAGGGAGCTATAATTAAGACAGGAGAGTAGAGAAGTGTATAACTTAAAAGGTCGGCTCTCTAAGACAATAATAACAAATAATAAAATGGAATTATTAACAAAAGAAATAGAAGCAAGGTTTAAAGAAATAGGAAGTCAGGAGAACGAGAAAGACCCGATAGTAATAGCAAAGTTTTTTAATCCAACAGGAGCAGGAACTTGGTATGCTACGGAATACAACCCAGAGGAAAAAATCTTTTTCGGTTATGCATCTATTTTCGGAGATCACTGTGATGAATGGGGCGACTTCTCATTAGAGGAATTAAAATCAGTCAAAGGAATGGGAGGACTGGGAATAGAAAGAGATCTACACTGTGGAGAAAAAAGAATCAGCGAGTTCAACATAACTTCATTAAAATAAAAAGAGTTAATCGCAGGCAAGGGGAGGAAACAAAGTAGTATTCTCTCCTTGCCTAAAAAGCAGAATTATTAAAATTAGATCAAACAAAAAAAATGATAAAGTCATATGAAGAGCAAATTAAAGAAGGCAAAGAAAAAGCTAAAGACGAGAACGCAATAAGATATTATTTCTGGGACTGGTGTCTTCCATACGGGTGGAGGCAAATAGGGAATACGGAAGGATATAAAAGTTTGAAAGAACTTAAAGCCGATTGCAACTTTTATTTCAATGATAGTAAGAATTGGAAAATACTTGAAGCTAAAGAGATATCAAGAAAATGAAAAAATGTATTATATGTAAAAAAAGCTATACGGGCAGGGGCAACAACGCAGAGCCAGTAAAAAGAGGAAGGTGCTGCGATGCCTGTAATTCAGGAGTAGTAATCCCAATCAGGATGGCAAAGGTCGTCAGAAGGAAAACTGAAGAAACCAAAATAATAAACTAACCAAAACTTATGGCTAAAATAAATATCTACTTTCAGGACTTAAACCAAAACGCTAAAGACGAGATGTGGGAGGAAGTAAGAGGGGAACTGTATAGTAAAATAAGAGAAACGATTGAATCACTTCCTGGAAAGGATCCAGATGGTATAGCTAACGAAATAATTGATAGCTATATAAATGAGCATAATTTTGCTAACGAGTTTAAAATATGAATACCGAAAGAAAGCTCTCTTATCACACCAGCTATAACAATTATCCGCAGGTCCCTTGCCTTTTAATAGGAAACAGGGAACTCGCCGAGAAGTATGGCTGGAAGGTCGGTGATAAAGTTAGAGTAGAAGCAAAGCCAGAAGGAATACTAATTATTAAAGATCAAAACAAGGACTAATATGAAAACCTTAATAACAATAATCATAATTTTAGCAGCTGTATTTTTACTTTTTGGAGTTCTTAACAACGGACTTACAAGACACGAAAGAGCGGAGTGTATTAAGTGGGAACAGCAAAGCCGAGATTATCCTAACTGGTATGCTACGGGCTGGCAAAAAGAGCAATGTAATCAATTTGGAATAGAATTATGAACCAAGAACCTGAAAAAATAGAAGCGGAGGAATGCTCAGAGGATTACCCATTAGGTGGAATGATTGAACCCTACGACATAGAGAAGGAGAAAGAGCTGACAGAAAAAAAATAGTGCTGTTTTTTTGTAGGCACTTGACAAGATTTTATTATGGGAGGATAATTAAAAGTAGAAAGGTCGGAAGTATTATAAACCAAAAAGAGTTAATCGCAAAAGATAATTAAAAAATTAAAAGTGTTAATCGTAGATGTGGGTGTTGAAAGTTCGTTAAGCGATTAACCTCTTTCAACCCCTACACCTTAAAAAATTATGGCTAAGACTAAGGCGAAAGCCAAAACAACTAAAAAGAAACCCGTCCAAAAAAAGAGACGGGCTTCAAGAAAGGAGCAGAATAAAGCATTGGCAATTACGCTAACGCCTGCTCCAATAAAAGAGAAGCAACTTTTGTTTATACTTCAAAGAACTCCGAAGCAGCACATATACACCAGAAAAGGAAAGTCAGGAATGACTTTTGATTATGTAACGGGAATATATGTAAAGAAAGCTCTTAATTATGCTTTCGGCTGGATGTGGGATTTCCAGATCATAGACAAAGGAAAGGAAGGAGATTTAGTTTGGGTTCAGGGAAGGTTGACGATAAAGAATAAATCAGGGAAGCCAATGATTATCAAGGAGCAGTTTGGCAGGGCTGATATTAAGTTTATGAGAGGAACGAAAACTCCGGTAGATTACGGAAACGATTTGAAGGCAGCAGCGACAGACGCATTAAAGAAATGTGCCAGCGAGCTGGGGATTGCTTCTGATGTTTATGGCAAGACCGAGTTCCAAGAGATTCAAAAAGAGGACAAGGGTTTTACTCCTCCAAAGGTTGAAGTGGTAGAGCCAAAGATTGAACCAATAGTAGAGCCGATAGAAGTTGGCAAAAAAATTGACGAACTTAAAAAGATGCTGAAAGGTAAAACCGATGAGGAGAAGGTTGCAGATCTAAAAGTCAAAACGGGCTTAGTTTTAAGCAATGGCTTTCAAATCACGGAAAAGCACGCAGGAATCTTAATCGCTTCGCTGCTTAACAGCGAGGTCAAATAATATGTTGAAAGAAATAAAGCTCTACAAGGGCAAAGAGATAATAAAGTTTGACGAGGGCAGGCACATCTTTTATGACGCAAAAGGAAATGTTTTGCTCTCCGTGACAGCAGCGACAGGAATCATAGACAAAAGCGGTGCGTTAATGGGTTGGGTAGCAAAAATGATGGGTTTATACCTATTATCAGAAAAGAAAAAAGGAAACGACAGAATCACAGAGGCGTTAGTTAATACAGCCAAGCAGGAATACAGAAGGATCAAAGAGGAGGCAGCTGACATCGGCACGGAGATACACAAGTGGGTCTCGGATTGGATACTTGGAAAGAAGCCAGAAATCCCCGATAATGAAAGAGTAGTCAATGGGATCAACGCATTCCTAAAGTTTCAGAAGGAACACAAACTAAAATGGATTGAAAGCGAGAAGTATGTTTATAGCAAGAAGCACAATTACGCAGGAATTATGGACGCAGTAGCCAAAGAAGGAAAGGAATTAGTGCTGGTAGATTTCAAAAGCTCAAACGGAATCTATGACGAAATGAGATTTCAGGTAGCAGGATACCAGATAGCATACGAGGAGGAGACAGGCAAAAAGATAGACAAGAGGATTATAGCCAGATTTGGAAAAGAGGACGGAGAGTTTGAGGTTAAAGAGTTAGATAAAGACCCAGAGGATAAAAAAGTTTTCTTAGCTTGTCTTGATGTTAAGAGACGAATGAAAGAACTGTCAAAAAACAATGGATACAGAGACTAACAATCCAAAGTTAATATGGAGACTCCGGGTCCCAAGTAAAAGCCACCCTGATACATTCCACATAGTAGAGATTTATGAATCTGGCGATATGCGGTGCGATTGTAAGTATAACGAGTTCGGAAAGATTTGTAGCCATATAAAAGGCACTCACTTATTCCTTAAAAAGTTGCTAGCTAAAATAGATCAAAACTATGGAGAACGAATACAAACAAAACAGTAATCAGCTTACTCTTTTCAAAGTAAGAGACCTAAGGAAAAAGGATCAGTTTAAGATTGACGATGCTTATCTGAACGGATACGCAAGGGTCTGCAAACCTGTCACTACCGCAGTTTATAATTCTTTGTGCAGGCACGCAGAGTTTAATAGCCAGAGAGCATTCCCCTCACAGAAACTCATAGCTTACCAACACTCAATTTCGGCAAAAGCAGTGAGCCGAGCTATTAAGAAGCTGGCAAGCTACCGAATAATCTTAATAGAAACGGAAAGAGTTAAGGGCAGGTTTACCAATTATGTATATACCTTGCTTGATAAATCAGAGTGGAAACCAATCAACCATAAGACAAAACCGACCAATGGTGAACCAGAGGACATTCACCGTAGGCGGTCAACCGTAGGCGGTAAACGACCTACTAAGGATAACAAAGAGAAAAGGATTACAAAGTCTAAGGATAACAAAGAGGATAGCAACCAAGTTGCCTTCGTTAGAGATTACTTTATTGAACGATGTAAAACACTAAAAGGTTTTGAGCCAGAAATGGCGTTTGGTAAAGAGGGCAGACTCTTAAAAGATAAGCTGACAAGATACAAGCCAGAGCAGCTGAAGGATTTGATAGATCAGTTTTTTAAGTCAAGGATCGGAGAGGAGTTAGGATTTACTTTAAGCATTTGCCTTTCAGCAGGCGTTATTAACCAGTGGCTCGGAGGGAAGCTGGAGAGACCAAAGAAGCCAACCTACAACGGAAACCAGATGAGAAAAATGTTTGGGAAGTGGCAGGTCTTAGACGGAGGAGATTGGAAAGAGTTCGCCGACTCGGAAGCAAAGATTATTTATGTTTAATCTTATGAATAAAGAAATACAATACAGAAAAGGCAAGGTTGATTTAGAAGCTATTGTAGCGAGCTTTGTAAAGAATGCAGATATAAATTATATCAGGGCTTGCCTTTCACAGAATCACCCAGAGCTATTCAAAAAAGAGAGGTGTCCTAACTGCGATGCTTCAATGAGAGAG